AAGACCTGCCCAAGCAACCCCATCGTATCCTTCGAATTGACCATCATCTGAATTAAATCTAATAGAACCAGTAGCATTTGTTGGTCTGTCGGCTGTTTCACCTTGTGGAAGTATTAAAGAACCTGTTCCACTTATAGTAAGAGTGTCGCCAATAGGATTAATCTGTGATAATGGCAATATGCTATTAACACTAAACTGTGTACCATTAAGAGTTAATCCATCTCCAGCAGTGAAAGTACCTTCACCTTGGAATTGCGCCCAAACAATATCATCTGTATTAACACTAAAGCTTGATGCGTCATTAACAGTAGTAACCCAACCTGTACCACCATTGACAGTACCATCTGTTACAAACTCATATGAACCTGGCAACTCTTTGTTAGTAGAGAAATTACTTCTTTCAAAAACCCATTCTGTGTTTGCAGAACCAACTTGGATAAGGTCGTAAGAACCGTTTTCACGAGGATTTATCTGATCTTTAACAACAAGGTTTTTACCAAGTGACCAAGTAGTAACATCGTCAACATACAAGAAGTTAACTGGTGGAATAGTAAGAGTTGCTGTTACTGTAGTATTACCAGCCTCAAACGTAGCACCCAAGTCTTCAGTTGTAGCCGCTAGTGCCTGTGGTCTAACAACGAAACCTTGAACCAAATTGTCAACGTACCGTTTGTTGGTCGCGTCAGTTGGGATTAGCGGATCATCAACGATCTTAACTGTGTTCTCTACACGTTCTAATTCAAATTCAAGATAACCTTTGTTGATAGCATCTTTACCATCAATCGGATCAAGAAGATTAGTAATTCGTGACTCACCTACGCTTACAACATTGTTCGCTGCTGGCTGTAATACTATGCTACCTTGGCTAGTGATAGTATTGAGTTCTAATACCAAACCACCTGCATCTATTTTGTCAAGACCAATGATTTCTGTAGTAGTTCCACCTAGCGTAATAGCTGTATTACCAAACGTAATATCATCAGATGAGATTATGCTGTTAGCAGAACTAAAATTTGTTGGGTTAAATGAGTTGTTGTAAAACTGTGTAACGTGACCAAACGTATCTATATCAACATTACCAGCAAAAGTCAACCCAGCATTATTAGAACTTACTTCAGTAGAAGTGTCTGCGTGACTAATTACGAGATTTGCTGTTTCAATGTTATTCTCTGGGGATACAACGATACCAACGCCGCCATCAACTTGTGCTACGTATTTACCTACTGTATCAATACCCAGTGTAATCGAATCAGGAACAATTAGTGGTTTTTTCTCAGCCGCCGCGACTATTCTAATATTCTTAGTCTGACCAACTTTAACTTTAATGCTCACAAGTTATACCTCCGTGATCGTTGGAATAACAATAGCTAAGCCTTCAACTATTTTAGACATCTCACCACTTGATTTTCTCATCAGTACATCATATTCATATTTCCCAGGTCTTAGATTAGCAGTAACATCTGCTTCTAAAACGAGAGTGATATCATTTTCGTTTTTTTCTATTGTAAATTCGGCTGTTCTCTTGCTAGAGTACATTTTTCTTAGGTCAGCAAAAAAGCTGAAAGTGCTGATTACCAAATCATCATCATCACCGTCAAACAACTCTAACGAGATACGGAAGTCTGTTCCCTGATCGATGTAAATATTTGCTTTTGATCCCATTTTAAATCTCTTTACATATGTGTGCTTTATTCTATTTATAAAAAATAAGGGGGTACTAAAAGCTTAGACCCCCCTATTTCATTCATAGATACAAAAATCTTACTGCTTAATGTCTTCTACTTTTTCATTTAAGTCTTTAATCGCTTCAATTAACAAGCCAACCAACGAACCATACGCAACAGACTTGATGTGTTCTTCAGATGTGTCTGTTGTTACGGCTTCTGGTATTATTGCTTCCACTTCTTGAGCAATCAGACCAATCTTCTTAATATCAGGTGCATTTTTCTTATTGAAGTATACACCTCTCATATTAGTTACTTTTTCAAGTGCTTCACCAATAACTACAATATTCTCTTTAAGTCGTACATCAGAGTTTGTAGTGACGTCACCCGTAGCAGTAAAATCACCTGTTACTGTATTGAATGTGAATATAGCATTGCCTGAGCTTCTTTGTTCAATGATAATATTATTAACAGTAGTAGTGTCAATATCTATCAAGAAGTTACTAGCAAAAGATTCAAACCCAAGTTTAGCAACATTGTTACTACCAAACCCAAAGTATACATCATCTGGTAAGTTCATATCAGACGTAATGCCAGTCAATGACCCACCTACTGTTACAGAACCTACAACGTCTAAGTTACCACCAACAGCAATGTTTTCGACAGAAAGTTCATCAACGTTAGATGTATAGAAGAAGTTTTGTTCACCACCTGGGTTAGGTCCTAATGTAGCAAGTAGCTGTCTTTGATCAGCCCCTGCTTCAAAGAATGGAATGAACAATGCTGTGTCTTGTAATGGAGATGTGTGAATGTTTTGTAAGTTACCAACACCACCTTCATTACCTGGCCCTTGAACACCTTGAGTACCTTGGAAACCATAATCCCCTTGGAAGCCTTCTGTACCTTGGAAACCTTGAACACCACCACCGATAGCACCTTGAATACCAAAGTCACCTTGAACACCTTGTGTTCCTTGCATACCTTGAACGCCCTGTCCAGTAATACCTTGAGGTCCTGTTTGGCCTAAGTCACCTTGAATACCTTGCGTACCCTGTGCGCCACCATCACCAGAGCCACCAACAAGTCCTTGGAAGCCTTGGAAACCTTGGAAACCAGTAAATCCTTGTAAACCAGTTCCACCGTCACCACCAACAATTCCTTGTGTACCTTGGAAACCACCGATACCTTGAAGACCTTCATCCCCAATACCAGCAGCACCTTGGAAACCTTGTGTACCCTGATTACCTTCGCCAGTTGAACCTTGGAAACCATTGTCACCTTGGAAACCTTGGAAACCGTTCGTTCCTTGTGTACCCTGATTACCTTCACCAGATATACCTTGGAAACCACCAAAGCCTTGGAAGCCCGCTTCGCCTTGGAAACCCTGTGTACCTTGAATACCCTGTACACCAAACCCTATAGGTCCTGTAATACCTTGTATACCTTGTGCCGCTTGAGGTCCTTGGACACCTTGGAAACCATCATTACCTTGAATACCTGATGCACCAATACCATCAAGTCCTCTGTCACCTTGGACACCTTGAACTCCTTGGAAACCGTCGCCGCCTTGTAAACCAAAGCTACCTTGTATACCTTGCGCTCCATCGCCACCGACTTCACCTTCATCACCAGTTTGTCCATCAGCACCTTGGAAACCACCTGCGCCTTGTACGCCTTGAGGTCCTGAATTGCCTTGGAAACCTTGAGCGCCCTGTAATCCTTGTACGCCTTGCGTACCTTGCGCCCCAACTGTACCAATTCCACCATCAAGACCTTGAATACCCAAGTCACCTTGAACACCTTGTACGCCTTGACTACCAACAGGTCCGATATCACCAGTTCTTGCGAACGTAATAACAACATCGAGTCCATCAGCAAAACTTGTAACTGAACCATTTACAAATGAACATATTATGTTGAAATAACCTGCAACTTCTTGGACACTAGTTATAGTGAATACCGCAAAGTTCTCTGGTGAGCCATTTTCAGATACTTTAAAGTGACCTTTTATAGGACTTGTTGAATCATCAATGGTTCTAAGGAATGGTTGAATGTCCGTAAAGTTATCATCTCTATCGTCCATATACAAGTTGCCAGCAGAGCTAAACGATGCATTATTGAACTTAAGTGTACCAACTCCTGGGTCTGATGTAGCAGTATCTGAGCTAAATGTATAGTCAAATGTAATACCGCCAAAGCTACCAGTTTGACCTTGCAAACCTAATGTACCTTGCGTACCTAATATTCCTTGTACGCCTTGAGGTCCGATTGGGCCAGGGAAGCCTTGTACCCCATCTTCACCAAAGATACCTTGTGTACCTTGAAGTCCTTGGATACCTTGGTTACCTGCACCTTGGAAGCCTTGAAGCCCTTGAATACCTTGAACGCCTTGGACACCTTGTACGCCTTGCGTACCTTGAGGTCCTAAATCAGAAGTAACAATATCGCCACCCATTTGAGCATGGGCAGTACATTGATAATACAGAGATGCAGGTGCATCAAATGGAACTCTAAAGTAAATTAAACCAGAAGCTGATGCGTTACCTGTTACACCGTCATTGAAAGCAGAACCACCATTAGAAACTCTAATCTCAAATGGGTGACCTGCGGCATTTACATCAAAGATATATGTAAACCCACGGATAAGGTGAATAGTTGGTTCAGTTACACCATCTATAAGATAATCAGATGCGCCAACATTTGTAACCACAAACGTTCTAGCACCCTCAGCACCTTGTGTTCCTTGCATACCTTGGATACCAGTTGTACCTTGAATTGATTGCGGACCTTGTGTACCTTGTACGCCTTGAAGACCCTGTAATCCTTGTACCCCTTGAATGCCTTGGACACCCTGAGTACCAGCTTCACCACGAGGGACAAAGTTAATTAATGTCTTAGCAGGGTGTAATGTATCAATAACATCTGTTTGCCAAGAAAGAGTAGGTAGTCCATATGAACCAACATAAGTAACGTCAAACCAACCAAATGTTTGCCCTGCTCCATCCCATGTAAAGTTTGTGAATTCGTATACTACTTGATGGTGACCGCCTGGGCCATTTCCATCATCGAATGATTCAACAATAATTAAACCTTTTGAACCCGAACCGTTTGGAATTGCTTGTAGCCAATCAAACATTTCATCGACATCGTTTGTGTAATTATTTAAAGGAATATCGTCAAGTGTTAAAACAGTAGCCAATGAAACGTCAGCGTTGTTTATTTTCCATTTGCTAGTTCCTGGGAATGTTGATGCAGTTGAGTTATTAAGATATTCCCACTCGTAAGTTAAGCCACCGTAATGCCCAACAGCACCTTGAACGCCTTGAACACCCTGATCACCCTGTAATCCTTGAACACCCTGTAGACCTGCTCCACCTTGGACGCCTTGAACACCTTGAACTGATTGAATACCTTGGATACCTTGGACACCAGTTCCACCTTGTAAACCTTGTAATCCTTGAATACCTTGTACCGATTGCGTACCTTGTAAACCTTGTAAGCCCTGTGTACCTTGAGTACCTTGAAAGCCTAAAATTCCTTGCAATCCTTGAATGCCTTGTGTACCTTGAATCGACTGCGGACCTTGTACACCTTGGAAGCCGATATCACCTTGGATACCAGTTGCTCCTTGTAATCCCTGTGTGCCTTGAATACCTTGGAAACCACGGTCACCTGATATATCAAATGCTACAATACACGGTAGCGAAATATATGTTCCTGGGTTAGAAGGCAAATCTTCAGAAACGAAATCTTCTTTGTTACCATTACCACTTAGATAAGTAACATCTAATTCAAAGTAATTGCCATCATCAACCAATTCTTGTATTGAGAATATAGCATACGTACTAGGAGTATCACGTAATGTGATTTTCATATAACCTTTGTTAGTAGAGCTAGATAAATCTATTGCGTTGAAGTAACCTGTTAAATCAATATTAAATGTATCGCTATCAGCAATCCATAGTTTAGTTGCACCAGTTAGTGCGCCTGTATCCGCTGTTGGTGAGTTGAATACCATAAATCCAGAAGTAGCTGGGCTTGGCTCTACAAACGTATGTCCTACATTATATTGAACAACCATTCCTGAGTCATCACCTGAGAACCCTTGGAAGCCGTTATCGCCTTGAATACCTTGGAATGCTTGAGGACCCTGTACACCTTGAACACCTTGATCGCCTTGCAATCCTTGTACGCCTTGGTTACCTTGAACGCCCTGTGTTCCTTGAGGTCCTTGTAAACCTTGTAATCCTTGGATACCCTGCATACCTTGGATACCAGTTGTACCTTGAAATCCTTGTACACCTTGGTTACCACGGAAACCACGAGAACCTTGGATACCTTCTTCACCGATTGTACCTTGGTTACCTTGAACGCCTTGGTTACCATCAAAACCTTGAACACCTCTAAATGAACCGACGTTTACCCATACAGAACCATCATAAACCCAAAGTTCATCATCTGCGTTGTCGATAACACCTTGACCTGTTGTAGCTGAGCCAAATGCCGTATTAAGTGTAGCTTGTTGATCACCACCTGCGTCTACGTCTGTAACAGAACCAATGATGTTAAATCCTGGCCCATATGTACCTTGCGTACCTTGTAGACCATCATCTCCTTGCAAACCCTGTACGCCTGTAGCGCCAGAACCAACATTACTCCATGCTGTTCCATTTGATACATATACATTACCATCGCTTCCATAAGCTATAGCACCTGTGTATGGGGCTGGATCAAGTTGAATTGGGACTGCTTGTGGCTGTCCCTGACCAATTATCCTACTTCCACTTATAGACTTAAACGGCATTATACATCATCCTCTTCAGCTTGTCCTAGCGTGAACGATAACGTTGCATGTACTGCTAAGTTGTCTGAACATTTTAATTCTAGCAGATCACCTGACTTAAAGAATTGACCGTTAAGCGGTAATGGAATAGTATCATATGCTGGAATTTGTAGATTTCTTATTAGATAGAATTCAGCGTTAATGTCTTCTCTATGAGTTCTTACATCACAAGTAACTGTGTTTGCTGTAATGTTACATAGAATAAGAGGCGAAATAATTTCGCCAACGCCTGGTTCGACTGTTGTTGAACCCCCAAAGACTAGCTCTGGGACTTCATAATTTGGTACTTCAACCATTGTCTGCCAATTTGTAGACAAAGTAAAAGACTTTGCTACTGGTTTGGCATCAGGTGCTTGAGTTGTTGCGAGTGTATATATAGCCATTATAGTGATGCCCTTGAGTTAGAAGCCCTTCGTGCGAGTTTTCTCACCGATGATGTGAATGGACGTCCTTCGATACGTCCTGTTCTACCATTGATTTTCAACCCTCTTGCGAAATACTGGTTGTTTAATTCGTCTGATCCAGACCATCTAATTCTACCACCATCTTCTGAAAGAACAGAAGCGGTAGCACCGATAGCCGCACCGATGTTTCTAAAGTTCAGCGGTAAAGCGTTCCTGTTAACACCTGCCGATGCACCGTTAAACTGGTGAGCAATAGATTCAACCAACGAACCAAAGACTAAGAAGTCTGGTGTTAGTACACTTTTTGTAAGTACGTTATCTATCAATTCTGTCACCATGTTCCTGTGTGCTTGATCTGGAGCGATATTAGTATTTATATAAGTTTTCATTTGTTCCCAAGCCTTATAGAAAGAATAAAGCAGATCGGAATTATTATCTCCAACAGTAACCCATGCGGAACCAGTCCAATGTTTGATAGTACCAAGGTAATTATTGTTGTCTGGGTTAGCACCACCTGTCAAAGGAATGATGTATGCGTCCCATCTCTTAACACCACCTGCACTTGATAACGTATTTAAAGCATTCTGATCAGTAACAGTTCCTTTAAAGCGTAGTTTTCTCCAATCAGCAAATGATTGTGGTGGATTAAACACTGGGAATACGTGTTGTTGGTTAATGTTAAACAACGCCGCCGCAAATGATCTCATTGCTCTATCAGTACCTTCAACACCATTTGCTGGGTCAATAAATGCGAAGTCATTCGCTAAGATTTGTAGCAAGTTACCACCATCACGGTAAGTCTTAGGCAGATCAATGAATTTATATTCAGATGTAATGAAGCGTTGTACTTCACGTTGTAAGAATGTTCTGTTATTGTTTAGAATATCTTTAGCAAAACTAAACTCTTTGTCTGAACCAATAACATAGTTTGGCTCTACAAGAGGTCCGAGATTGCGTGGTGAGTTGTTAAACAGTGCTTCGTAGAAAATCAATCCTAGTTCATATGCCTGTTGTACTTCATAATCGCCACCAACACCTTGTTTCACAACTTGACCTGGCAATTCGCCTTTAACAGCCAATGAAGCAAGTTCACCGATTTTGCGATAAGCTTTAGCAGTTGCTACACGTTGATCTTCTGGTATTCTTAGTATGTTATTCCAGAAGTAGAAGTCTGCGTTCCAACGAGATGCTGAGTTACCACCGTAGTTTAGGTCATAGCTGAATGCATCCAAGATGTATACGCTGTCTCTGCGACACTTAGCTTTGTTATAGTCAAGAACATTGAATTCGTGATTAATCCATGATGTGATATCATCACTTAGATTATCAAGATTATCATCAATTTCGTTACCCATCCAAATTAAGTCTTGACCTACCCAAGAAGTATCTGGTTCTTGAATATCTGGTAAACCATCTAAGCCATTACGACGTATTGCTTGTTCTATAATTCTTACAAGCATTTGGACTGTAGTACCCTCTGTTGCTGTAGCTGGTGTTCCAGACATGTCTTGATCAGTTGCAGTTTCTTGAACAACTTTCTCAACAAGTTTGCCTAATTCATAGAAGAAGTCGGCTGTTTGTTCTCTTTGATCAAACGGTAGGACACTTGTTGCATTGTCGAAATACAAGTTAGCATTTAACAATGTACCATAGTTTGTTCCGTACTGTACGTCATGTGATAATGCATCAACAATACCACCAACATCTCTGCGACATTTCTGTTTAGGATAACTTAGTCCTTTATACGTTCTTGAGATAAAGCTAATTAAACCTTCAGTAAGAGTTACTTTGTTTTCGTTAATAGTATCGACAGAAGCTTTAATATCTGATCCAAGCATCCACTCACAATTTGGTTCGATAAGAACTGGTAAGTTTGTTGGGTTGTTTTGAGCAACAACATTTGCCACAACCAGTGTCAAGTCTTTAGCTTCTTTAGCAATGTAACGTCTAGCTACAAGAGAAGTCTTGTCTTGTCTAATTGTACCACCAATAACTTCTACTACAGCACCTTTAGCGGCACTTACGAATGTATGTACTTTCTGCGCTCCTGTACCACCCGAACCTGCATTTACTGTAATAGTTGTATCAGAAATAGCATTAATTCTTACTGGGCTATTATGTAGTGGATCAGTTGTTCTTGGGTGACTAATTTCTACCGCCGCACCGCTTGCATCTAAACAAGAGAATGTGAAGGAATTAGTTGGGAACATAACGTGATCTCCAACTTTAAAGTCATGCCCACCACTTAGGGTAATTATCATTTCACCATCAAGTGCGTTGTATGCTACTGTATTTGGTGTGTAAGCTCTACCCGTTCTTAATGGAACATCAATTTGACGTATTACATCATGTACAACTTGTGCCATGTGTGTAAATGCTCTCTTAGAAGCTTCTCTTTGTTCAAGAGGTAATACATTTACGCCATCTTTGAAGTGAATTTGTGAGTTGTTCCAAATTGCACTATTACCACCGTACTGAATATCGTGGCTAACTGCGTCAACCATGTGACCTGCATCACGATGACATCTTTCTCTACTATACTCAAGATAAGAGAACCTATCTTTAAGGTAAGTAGTAATAGATGCGGCAAGTGTTGCTTTTTGGTTATCTATTATAATGGCTTCGCCGTTGTAGTCATAGTTTTCACCGATACCATCAACTACTTCGATTGCTTCTGGTATATTGATTAAGGAATTATCAACAATAAGGTCTGAAACTATTGCCCACAAATCTTGCGCTCTCGTTGCAGTCAATGCGTTAACAGTACCAAACACTGAACTTTGCGCTACTGCATTACCCGTTGTAGGTGTTACAGGCTGTTTCAGAAGAACTTGTCTTGTGACTGTAGCTAAGTGTGTGTATAGTGCTACTGTAGGCGCTCTTTGCGCGACTGACAATGCTGAAAGTCCGTTTTCAAAGTAAATTTTGGCAACGTCAAGCATAGCTGTGTTTGTGTTGTGTTTAACATCATAGGTTACAGCATCTACCATAAACCCTGTATCTCTTTGACATTTAGCTTCTGTGTATACCAATGATGGGTAGTTAACGTTTACCCATGCTGTAGCTTCTGCTTGTAAGAATGCTCTGTTTACATTCATACCATTAGATGCGTTAGTTGCAAAAACTTCAAACTCAGAGTTACCATAGTTGTAGTTAGTACCATCAGCCGTAAAGTCATTTACCATTACGGTAATTAAATTGTTGAAGGAATCCGTCGCTCTAGTAAGTGCTACACCGCTTAGCTTTGCTTCGATGTCTTTTTGTATATAGCGAATTCCTTCTATCGTTTCCGCAAGCTGTACCTCAATTACTTCTTGAGCGCCAGCCATACCGTTACGATATGCTTTACCAGCATACTTAGAATTGTATGTGGAACCTGTTTGAACATCTCTTCTTACAGCGTCGATAATGAACCCTGTATCTCTTGCACATTTCGCTTCATCGAATGTGTAGAATTCGTCCTCAACAAAAGCAACAACTTCGTTTTGGATAAATGTTCTATTTCTTTGTAGTGCTTCTCTAGCAAATGTTCTTGATGGAGACATCATAGGATTGCCTACTACTGTTGGCAACTCTTTACGTTTCTTGAGAACATCATCTTTAGAACCACCTAAACCTTCAATCTCTGGCTCATCGTCAACTAAGTTTGCTACGATAGTAACAAGTGCTTTACCAGCAGCCGCTATTGTAGCATCACCTGCAACATTTGAAAGATTTTGAGGTAGTATATTTCCTTTGACTTCTTTAATAGCATCTGCTAGTGCGCTTACGAAAGTATGTGCGCCTGTGTAAGACCCTGCTACGCCAACTTGCAACGTGATAGTATTTGCTGTTACGCCAGTAATTGGACATGCTTTGTTAAAGAATGGATGACCTGCTTGTGGAGCCGCATCATTTTGTACGCCACTACCATTATCACATGAGAATGTAATACCTTCTGGTGTGAACCAAATGTGATCATCAGTAGTTAATGTATGTGTTCCAATAGTTGCAACAAAGACACCAGTTGTTGGGTCATATGTAGCATCAGTTGGTGTGAATGTAGCACCGAATACTGGCAACACAACTTCTTCTGTGATAACATCTTCAACAACATCAGCAAGGTGTAGATATGCTAATCTTGTAGGCATACGCTGATCGTATGGTAAGATATTAAGAGCCGCATCCCAATAGTAAGAAGCCGCATTTACTGTTCCAGCGTTACCGCCATATTTCAAGTCTTCTGCAACTGCGTCGATGATATATCCTGTATCACGGTAGCATAGTGCTGTATCGTAACCAAGACCATTATATTCTTCACCTAACCAGTCAGTGATTTCTTGCTTATATTTCTCTTTTGTTCCTCTGATTAACTGTGCATCTGTATCGATAGCAGAGTTGTATCCACCAGTAGGTTCAATAAGGGCAGGGATTTCATTAATGTCATTGGCACGAACTACATGAGATACGATCTCGAATAGGTCTTGTACCTTACCAGACACTGATGGGATAGAAGCTTTTCTGAATGAATTTGCTGTCGCACTCACAAATGTGTGTGGTCTAGCATAACCATTAGCATCTCCAGCATTCATAGTAATTGAAGTAGCTGTTACTTCTAATATTTCCATTGGCTCATTGAACCAAGGATCAGTTGTTCTTGGGTGAGATATGTTAATAACATTATCGCTTTCGTCTAGGCAAGAGAATGTAATACCCTCTTGATCGACAATGATGTAATCCCCAACAGACAATCTGTGTACGCCAATCTCTACAGTAAACTCTCCACCTACAGGGTCGTAAGAACCAGCAGTTGGTGTGTATGTAGGTTGCATAGTTGCGTTGCTTACACAGTCTGTTGTAGCACTTACAAAAGTGTGAACTTTGTCAACACCAGCAGCACCTGCGTCCATTGTGATTGTTGTTCCAGTTACAGCCGTAATTGCGATTGGAGTGTTAAACAATGGATCAGTTGAACGTGGGTGTGAAATATTCACTGGTGCGTTAAGATCATCTGGGCAAGAGAATGTAAGACCGTTTTCAGCAATCACAACTCTATCACCGACAGAATATGTGTGTGCGCCAATAGTAAGTTCCATAATACCTGTGATGTGATCGTATGTAGCATCAGTTGGTGTATGAAGTGAATTGTTAGCTCTAGTTTGTGTAGTAACAACTTGTAGTGGAGTAACAACTTCATTTCTAACAACTTGACCCATTAGGTTTGCAACAAACTCAAACGATTCCGCTGTTGGTGTTCTCTGATCTACAGGGAGAATGCCTACTGCTTGGTTAAAGTAAAGTCTTGCGTTTTGGGCTGTAGCCGCATTTGAACCATGCTGAACATCCCATGAGATTGTATCTGCAAAGTAACCAATATCACGCTCACATTTAGCAACGTCATATGTATGGTTTGGATGGTTAATAGCAAGCCATGCTTGTGCTTCATCTGCGATAAAGTCTTTGTTAGCTTGGATAGCCGCTTTAGCTTCGTAAGCTTCATCAGAAACCCAGTTGTTACCGAATACAAGAGTATCAGCCGCCGCTTTGTCATTCTGCATGATGTCAAGAATTTCATCAATAGCCGCATTAGAGCGAGAGATTGCTGTAGCATCTGACATATCAGCCGCCAATTCACCTTTTAACCAAGTGAACGCCGCAACTGTTTCAGTCAACTCACCTGCAATCAATGATTCAGCCGAAGCCAATCCAGTACGATATGCTAGTCCTGAGTTAACAGCATTTACATTAGAACCTGTTGCGATATCTCTTGCAACTGCGTCAACAATAAATCCTGTGTCACGCTTACATTGATCTTTGTTGTATACAAAGTATTGATCTCTTAGCCAAGCATCAAGATCGTTTTGTATGAATGTTTTGTTAGCCGCTAGTTGTCTAGCCGCATACTCACCTTGTGTAGTCGCTGTGACTTTAGCAAGACAGTCAGCTTCGGCACTAATGAATGTGTGTACGCCTGTGTAGCCATTACCGTCTCCAACATCCATAGAGAATGTATCTGCGTCAGTAACTGTGATCATTAATGGTAGATCGTATGCTGGGTCGCCAATTCTTGGATATGTAGCTTCTGCAACACCACCATTGTCACAAGAATACTTGAAACTATGTGGTTTCATTTGAACGTGATCGCCAGTTGTAAGACCGTGTGCAGTAGCTGTTACAACGAAGTCGCCATTAGATGGGTCATATGATGCACTTGTTACTGAAACGATTTCTGGTTTCTTAGCTGGGTCTGTCCAGTATAGTCCGTTAGTATCGATACAATCAGCATCTGCGCTTACAAATGTATGTGCCGCTGAGTATCCACCTGCATTACCAACATTAACAGTGATTGTTGATCCAGTTGTACCTGTAATTCTTACAGGAGACTTGAAGCAAGGCTCACCTTCTCTTGGATGGCTAATTTCAACTGTTGTACCAGCTTCTGTGTTAGCACAAGATAATGTGATTGATTTTGGTGCGATTGTAATCCACTTGCCTTCTGGAAGGTTATGTAGACCAATAGTTAATGTCATGTCGCCACTTAATGGGTCATAAGCAACATCTGTTGGTGTTACTGTACCAGTGTACATAGTGGCAGTTTTGATGCAGTTTGGTAATGCACTTACAAAAGTATGTGCGCCAAGGTATCCACCCCCGTCACCAACATTAACTGTAATAGTTGTAGCAGTAACAGAAGAAATTGTCAATGCTTTTTTGAATGCTGGGTCTGTTGCTCTTGGGTAAGCCGCTTCACCTGGGTTACCATCGAATGTACAAGAGAATGTGATGCCACCTTCTTCAATAACAATCTTGTCGCCAATTACATATTCGTGTGCGCCAATAGTAATTTCTGTGATACCTGTTGCACCATCATATGTAGCTGTTGATGGTGTGAATGTACCATTAAGAACTGCAACTTCTTGGATAGAACCTGCTTTAGCTCTGATGAATGTATGTGCGCCAGTATATGTGCCGCCATTACCAACATTCATAGTAATTGTATTACCTACCACAGCCGTAATTGTTTGTGGTGTTCTGTATGCTGGATCGGTTACTCTTGGATAGTCAGCGAAACCAACAACACCGCCAAATTCACAAGAGAATGTAAATGCTTCTTTCTTAAGAATAACTTGATCGCCAATTTCAAAAGAATGATCAGCAATAGTTGCAGTGAATACGCCTGTTACAGGATCGTATGATGCGTCCGTAGGTGAATATTGTTTACCATCAGTTTGCATGATGCCCATGAATTCATCGAAAGAGTCATTAGAACGACTGATTGAAGCCGCATCTGTAAGAATATCGGCAGTCTCGAATTTTAGATGTTCGAACGAACCTAGTGTTTCTGGTAGTTGCTCTTCAAGTAAGAATTCCGCAGTTTTGCCACGATAAGCTTTACCAGCAGCGATTGTCATGAAGTTCGAACCAGTTAACATATCACGTTGGATAGCTGGCAAGATGTATTCATTTGTATCTCTTTGACATTTAATGCTGTCATACATATAGAAGTTGTTGTCAGCCCAATCCATCATGTAATCTTGAATGAATGTTTTGTTGTTCTGTAGCTGAATACGTGCGTTTCTTTGGTTTACTGGTATAGAAGCATCGTTACTGAATGTAATCGCTTCACCAACAACAGATACTGCATTTCGTGTAGCACTTACAAAAGTATGTATGCCTTTATATCCAGTAGTACCTGTATTAACAGTAATTGTATCCAAAGTAACCGCAATTACAGGAACAGCCGTTCTGTATGAAGGATCAGTCGGTCTTGGGTGGCTAAGTTGAACTTTGTTGCCATCTGTATCACAAGAGAATGTGAACGAGTCGTCAGCAAATGTTACCATAGCTCCTATAGACAATCCATGACCTTCCATAGTGATAACGAACTCACCAGATGTAGCGTCGTATGTAGCATCAGTTGGTGTGAATTTTGCACCATTATTAGCAAGAATGTCTACAATAGTATTAAACTTAGTATATGCTCTTGATGCACCCAATGCTGAATTAGCTTGGATTAAATCGTCAGTTGTTTTACGCAATCTTGAGAATGCCGCAACTGTTTCGTTTCTTTGGTTACCAATAACAGCCGCACTTTGTTTGAAGTAATAAGCGTTACCTGCCGTTACAGAATTGTAGTTTGTATCTAGGATAGAGTCCCACTTAACTGCTGGTAAGATGTATTCTTCAATGTCACGAGCGCACTTGCCACTATCGTATGCAAAGAATTCGTCGTTGTTTTCAATCCAATCGATCATTCCATCAATGATAAGTTCTTTGTTATCTTGAACGTTGATACGTGCATTTTCTTTTGATTTGTTTTCATCATCAGTGTAAGCTGTCCAGATAATTGGGTTAGCCGCTTCTTCGCCATTCGTAAGAATATTGATAGTTTCGTCGATAGATGTATTGATACGACCTTTTACTTCATTAGATGCGTTAGTAAATATGTCAAGAATACCGTCTTTAAGATGTTCGAAAGAACCTATTGTTTCTGTAAGTTGTTCAGCTTTAACTACCTGTGAGATAGGTGAGCTATATGAGATACCACTTAAACGACCCCAATAGTTACTACCTGTAGCAACATCAAATCCTGTGTTGTCGATAATAATACCCGTATCACGGAAACACTTGTCTGCGTTATAGCCTTGGTATCCTAATCCTGGTTGTCCATCAAACCCTGTGGTTGTGTTAGCAGTTAAGAAGTCTACCATGTTGTCAAGTATATCGTCTTTTGCGTTCATGATTGCATCAGAGAATACAGTATTAGCAAAGAATAAGTTATCGTCGCCTTCTGCTGGTCTAATAATAGTTGTAGAACCTTTTGCTCTCATTGAGATATCACCGAACTGTGTACCTGAGTTGTTGAGGGTCATTTGACCACCATTCAAGGCAAAGAACGCTTGGCGAGTAAAGATTGACAATGAACCAATACCGTTAACACCAGCACCGTTTTTAGCAACATAAC